TACATACCAAATGTTCCAGATGAAAACAACAACAGTAGCAAAATAAAGAGTATACTACTTAGTACAAAACTATTCGTGGTACATAATATAATTGTAAATACCAATACAGCTAATAGCAAATATATTCCTCCAATCTAAATAGGGTAGGGAGTAAGTTGCTATAATAGTATATTTTTATATTAATATTTTAAATAGTCTTTTATTTCAGAAATAGCAGCCATACAATTTACTAGCCCCATACATATGCAGAACAATGATATTTTCCAATTTGAATCATATTTATAATACAAAACCATACTATTAACAAATCCAATAATACACATGCTTCCGATAAACAAATGCAGAAAATTTTTCATATATAACCTCCATTTTTTGAATAAAACTTTTATTTGATAGGTATATTCTTTATGGTTTTATAGAAATCGTGCATGTCTCCGTTTTGATAAATGTCTATATACTCATATTTCTTATACTGTTCTTTTTTTTAGGATATTTACTAAATCATAAATAAAATTGGAGGATTTACTATGGCTTATATTTATAAAATTATAAATAAAGTTAATGGTAAATTTTATATAGGTAGTACAAAAGACATAGATAAGAGATGGTATCAACATTATTTTGCAATAAAGAATAATTGTCATTACAATACACATCTTCAAAATGCTTGGAATAAATATGGGGAAGATAATTTTGAGCTTGAAATATTAGAAGAATGTAATGATGATAAACAATTTGAATTTGAACAAAAATATTTAGATAAATATAAACCATTTGGTGAGAATGGTTATAATATTGCCATACAAGTTGATGACCCGTTTAAAAGAGAACTTGTTTTAAAAATATGCGAAACTTGTGAAAAGCCTTTTAGAACACACTATAACAATCAAAAATATTGTTCCTTTGAATGTCAACCACAAAATGATGAATTTGATGATTGGTATCCAGATTGGAAGTTTACTCAAAGAGTAAAACGGAGTAGATATGATTTAAAAGATGTTAGTCAATGGGATGTTGAAGATTTTTATGCTGCATGGTGGGATGATATGATGGAAAAATAACTATGGAGGATGATATAATTGATAAAACTTTATGATATTGTAAAAATAAAAATTCAAGATATACTTAAATCGGATTATGATTTACATATAAACTTGCAAGACGAATATAAGTATATAGTTAGGCAACAAGACACACCTTTATTTAGACAATTAAGTTTAATTAGAGGTTATGATGTAAAAAAAATAAATGAATTAATACTAGTTGAAGCAAAGCATAATAAAAAAAGAAAATCACAATTAGAATATTTATTAAGATATGGTTTTAAATATAATTCAAGACATTATGTGCGTTTTGGTAAATCGGCTTCTCAAGCAAAGGATGGTATAACTGTTTTTATTGATAGAGAATTTTATGATGAAATGATGGAACGTAGTCAACTTGGAGTAAAAATAAATAAATGTGTTGTTTCTAAATATGAGAGTTATCGTTGTCTTATATTTAGTGCTTGCCAATTTGTCGAAGGAAAATTACCATATATAGTTTTAGTTGATGAATATAAAAAAATATTACCACAACAATATGTAAGATATGTGATAGAAAAAGATATAGAACATATTGATAAAAATACAGGACAATCAAAAATATACAAAAATCAAAAAACAATTGAAGAAGGTTATCATGATATTAAATTGTCGCCATTTGATGGTTTTGGAGTACATACAAAAGAGATGAGTGACTTTTTTAATACTGCTGTTGGTATGAAACATTATACTCCTGTCGCATATCAAGTAAGATTGCCATTTTTAAAAGGAATGAGCGTAGAAGCTCCTATAAAAGAGATATATAAAGATTTAGGTATTACTGAAATTAAAGATGTATTTGGTATATCTCATAAAGTAGAAGATATTGATTGTATTTGGAATATATCTATGTGGAAATCTTATGATATTTTTAAAAGAGAATTTGGAGACAATGCATGGAATGAGTATATATATAGACTTAATAAATATGGTTATAAATTGGGTATTAGTAAATATAGTCATCACAAAGATGATATAAATTTGTATAATAAATTTAATTATCAATATCTTCAATGTTTAGATTTGTGGAATGAAAAGTATATTCAACATTTTAAAAATAGAGAAAGTAAATATAATATTCTCGATGAAAACAACTGGGGAAAAATTATTAATATTGCAAAATATTCTACTGATTTATTAGAAAAAATTATTAAAGGAGATAAATTTTATACATTAAAATTTTTAGGTATTAATGATACTAATATAGATTCTATAAATAGCAAATATGTAGAAGCTATATTAATTAATGACCAAATGCTCAAAGACCCATGTATAAGAAATATGCTTAGGCGTAAATTAAACAAAACAATTACGCAAATGAAATATGGAAAAATTTATGTTGAAGGATTTTATCACATCGTTGTCGGCGATATTATTGGTTATCTTGAATATTGTGCAGGATTAGACGTTAAAGGTTGTTTAAACGCAGGAGAGTTTTATTGTAATACAATACCATTTGGAGAATGTTTATCATTTAGAAGTCCATTGGTAGATCCTTCAGAAGTAAACAAGGTTAGAATTGTAAATAATGATATTACTAAGAAATATTTTGAATATTTTAAAGACCAAGATGTTTGTATGATAAATATGTATGATTTGTCTATGCCTCAACAAGGCGGTATGGACGAAGATGGTGATTCGGTATATTTATGTTATAATCCGATAATAGTTAATTCTAAAATTGATAAGCCTATTGTAGTAGATATAGACGATAAAAGATCTGTCAAAGAAGTTGATTATAATCAAGATAATATAGTGCAATACGAATGTAATAGTAGAGATAATCGTATTGGTGAAATTACGAATATTGCAACTTCTATTTTAAATCAATATACGGAAGATAAAGTTTGGCAAAAAATTAATTCTGATAATGTATCATTATTAAGACTTTATCAAGGTAAGGAAATTGATTTTGTCAAAACTGGATTTCGTTGGGTTATCAATAAGAGTTTGAGGAAGTATTTAAAAAAATTACCATATTTTTTACTTTATAATTACCCACAAAAACTCAATGTTTACAATAAAATAAAAAAGATTAATAAAGAAAGCAATATAGAAGATAGAATACCATATAATGCTTATAAATCCCCTTCCCCACTTAATGAATTGTGCGAATATATATGTCAATGGGAAAAACATAATCTAATTTGGGATAGGCGAGTTATAAATACTGGACATTTATTAGTAAATAATAATTATGATTTATCTAATAGTCATATAACAAAAAAAATAAAATCAATATATAATGAATTTAAAAATGATTTTAAAACAGCATTAGATAAAGAAAATTATGAAGAATATTTGGATGTGATTTTTGAGCAATATAGGAAAAGATTGCTAGAAATTGCCTTAGATATTGAGCATCTTGCTAATTATTGTATTAAGGTTGCATATTCATCAATAAGTCAAGATAAAGTTTTGTGTTGGTATACTTTTGGAGATATAATGTTAAAAAATTTAAGAAATAATTCAAATAATTGTAAACAATATAAAATTATAGAGGTTAATAAAAAAGACGATGACACATATGAGTTTTTAGGTAAATATTATAAATTACTTGAAATTAAATTGTGAGGTGATTGATTGTTTTTAAATGAAATTTTAGACGAATATAAAGATTCAAATGATATTAGAAAGCAAGAAATATTAAATAATTTTCTTCAACTTTTATGGAAAAGTAAATGTAAATATAAAAAATATAAAAAATATTCAACATATAAAGTTAATAGCAACGCACTCAACCATAGAAAAGATTTAATTAATTTGTTTGATAAGTACAATAGATTAGAATATATAGTTTGCAAAAGTTATTATAATAAAAAATTAGATTTTATAGATTATATAAGAATACATATTAATAATATATATGGCTATTTATTTGATGAAGATGTGTATTATGCAAAAGAATATTATAATTTGCTATTCACTCCTAAAAAAGAGTATTTTAAAACTATAAATTTAATTAAAAACAATT